AACAAATTTAACCCATCAATAAGCAACACTCTGTCGTGTGGGTTGGAAGGAGAAGACTCCTGTTTATCCATTTGATCTAGGAGGTTTAATAATTCACTCTTGTTCATACTGTAAATGTAATAAAAATTTTAAACAAAACCAACATTAATCTGGTTCTTGTTCAAAAACATTTAATGTTTCAAAGGTTTCATCTTCTTCAAAAATATCGAAGTCCATTCCACCTAAAACTTTCATCCATTCACTAGCATGTTCATCCTTATAGGCCTTAATTTCTTTATCAGTGTCATTAATAAAGCCATGAGGAGTCATAATGATTTTACCACGAGTAGTAATACCATTAATGTGGTTTTTGTCAATTTGGATGTTGGTACGTTTAGCAAATTCAACTTGTTTACCATCTTTAATAGCTTTGATTTTAGATGTACCAGCATTTGAAATATTACCAAAAGTAATTACAAACGTAGCATCAAACCACATAGCAAATCCACCTTTATTCATCAACTTAGGTTGACCCATAGGTACTTCTGCTTTTGCTGTCCAAACCTTATTCACACATACTAATGTGTTAGTATAAGGTGATGATTCTTTACGTGATAATGTAATTTTTTGGTTAATATTGTTACCAAATTGTGTAGACATCGCACCTGCATTCCATTCATTATTGTTTTTATTTGATTTAACAGATAGTTCGCAAGGAACTGAACCGATTGAGTCCCAAAAGAAACATAAATCGTAAGGTAAATTACCTTTTTTCTGTTCATCTAATAAATCAGCAATGAATACTGCTACGTCCTCGATTGTGTTGATTGTTTCTCTGTCAACATACAAGAAGAAACCACTAAAGTTGTTTACTTCTCCTGTTTCTTTGTCAACATCCATTTCAACCTCAAGACCCATTTGCATTGCGTGTTCCCAATTCCACTTCATCTCAGTGATAATGAATACTGGTAAAATACCCATTTTTTGAGCATTAACAGCACCTTCAATCATTGCTGTTGTTTTACCTGTATCACTATGTCCACGAAGTAGAACAATGTGCCCGGTAGGAATACCAGGCACACTTGTTACTTCTTGAAATGCTGGACTAAGGGGAATCCACTTTTGTTCTTTAAACTTAACGTTGCCATTAAGCATTTTCTTTTCCTTGAATTTATCAAGGTTAAAATTGGCTTTAATCTCTTTGGAGACTGCTGCCGTTAGCGATTCGCTTTTCTTAGTTCTAGCCATAACTTCAATTTAATTAATTAGAAAGGCAGATCGTTGTCGTCCTCGTCTTCAAACAATGAATCGAACTTGTCTGCTTTTGATGTTTTAGGAGCCAAAGGTTGGTTCAAAGTATAAGCTTTAGCATTTGTAGTTACTGTTTCTTCTACTTCTGGTTCGTTCTCATCATCAATGATTGAACCCTCTTCTGGTTCTTCTGGAGATAACCAATTTTGGAGAATTTCTTTAATTTCTTCGTAAGTACGCTTACGTTGAATTTCCAAAATATTTGGTTGTTCACTAAGGAAAGTACCGATCAAAGTAGCATCTGTACTTACTGGAGTGGTTTTGGGTTTAATACGAATAGATGTTTTCAATCCTTGACGACCACCAATATCACCTTTAACGGCTTCAACTGTAAAGTCTCTACCTTCGTTGATGTCTGTGTAATCACCATAATCTTCATCATCTGCAATACCTAAAAGCTGCATGTAAATTTCTTTACCAAATTCCCAAAGGCGCACACCTTTTTCTTCTTCACCCCTAACAATAACGGGAGCATAAATCCTCATTTTAGGGTCCAATTTTTTAGCCAATGACCAATTTTCTTTGTCATTAGTTTTTCTTAATTGAGCGGCAAATTCTACGATTGGATCTTTTTCACCCCAGTTAGTTAGAGCAAAAATAGGAAATTTTCCAAATCCATAGTGAACAAAAACCTCTTTAAATGGGTTTTTAGGATCTAGTTTAGACGGCACAATACGAATTTGGTACTTGCCTTCCTCTTTTGGTTTCCAGTAAACTTTTGAGTAATCGATTTTTTCTTTCTTGCCTGTGTTGTTCGTCGACTGTAAAGCATTTAGTCGTTGTTTAATTGATGCAATATCCATGATTATAAATTAATTAGTTTAATGTCGGAAATATAAGAACGAGGTATTATATAACCAAGTTAAGTTGAGCCCTCTTTTGAAGGGCTCTTTATTTTATTAATGTGTTATACCATCTCAATATATAAATTTATACCATTAACAACTATTCGTTGTTCCCATATAGTTGGTTTTATTTTATCGATGTCAAAACCCATTGTGTACCATGGCATTTTATCACCATCATTGTAAACTTTATCTGGTTCTGTATGGAGAATTTGTACTACATCTGAATTTCCTTTAATATATTCATCAGGATTATTTTTTATAATTTGAAGTTGTTTTTTCATCCAACTACTATTATAATCTGTCAAGGGGATTATTTCTTTCCATACAGCATCTATGTTTTGTTTTACAAAATCAGTTACTGATCCTGTTCCTTTTTTTCCTTCGGGTTGAGATTTTTTAGATGAAGTTTTTGGACGATCATATGTACTATCCCAAAATTCTGAAGAGGTAAGAGTTCCTTCTTTTTTTAGAATTTTTACTACTTTTTCAACTTCAGCTTTTCTTTCTTTATATTCGGGATAATCATTTATAAAAAAATCAGTATCCCATTCAGCCTCATATTCACCATCACTTTGATCAGCATCATCTAATAGGGTATCCCAAAAATCCAAAATATCTTGTTTTAATGTATCTTCTGCTTCATTTAAAGGAGATTCTTCAAAATTCCAATTTAACATTCCTCTATCATCTATACTAGCTAATCCTTTATCAACTAAAGAATCAATAAAATAAGACCAACCATTACTACCAGTATATAAACCTTTATTGTATATTTTGTAAAGAGTTTCTTTATCTTTATTTGCTACTGCTTTTTCAGCCATAGCTAACAAATTATCAAATTTTTTCTTGGTAATAGGGTTTAAGTTAGAAGGTACTTCTACTTCATTTATGCGAGATTGAGTAGTGATTTTATTTTCAACTAACCACTTACCAGGATTGAAGTTATCTGCCTTTTTCATTTTATTAATATGTTATAAATATAGGGAAAAAATTAATTATTTAAATTTTATTGATGCATATTCATATAAGTTTTTAAATGGGAAATCATTTCATCTAAAGTATCAAACTTTTTTAATTCTTGCCCATAAGCATCAATGATATAATATTCATTTGAATTTATTTTTGGTTGATAAGCTACATAATCTAAAGGCTTGGTTGAAAAAGGAATGGTAAATTCATAATAATAATTTCCTCCAAATTTTTCTTTGAATCCTGAAGTTATTAATTTATTGATTTCTTTGTTTTCTTTTATTAACTTACCTTCAGTAATAAATTTTTTTAGATCAAAATTATTAGCCGGTTTCATGTTTACTAATATGTTATAAATATACGAAAAGAAAGTAAGGTTTCCAAATCTGTTTTAAGTTAAGGTGAGCCCTCTTTTGAAGGGCTCTTTATTTTATATTTCTTTTAAATTTTTAAAAACAAATTTATCATATTTATCTGAAGGGATGTTTGGAGGTTCTATTCTAAAATCTAAATATTTTTTTTCGGGATAATTTATAGAGTCTAAATAAATCACCCAAAATTGATTAGTAGGATTAGGTTCAATTTTTGTTACTTTAAATTTATCTCCCTTTTTCTCAACAGGTGATGTATCAGATATAAATTTTATATCCTGGGGTATATCTTGTAATAATTCATATGTTTTACCTACTTGAAAAATAGTTTGTGGTGATAAAACTTCTTTATTAACAGTAAAGACACTATCACTATTTATATCCTCAATAAAATTTTTTATACTCTCATTACTATATCCAAAATATTTTCCTAAAGAAATATGATCTTTATTAGAAAGTGATGAATAATCAGTCATGTATCTATTATATAAATCAATAGCTTCTTTAGATTTCGGATTAGATTTATTATAAAATATAATAGCTTGATTGGATGGGTATTTTTTTATAATATATCCTACATTATATTTATTAGCTATATCTTTAATAATGCTTTCAGATGGAAAGATTATTCCACTTTCAAAATCATCTATAGTAGCAATTATTCTTTTTCCTTGTATAGAAGATGCTTCTTGTTCTAATACTTCATTAGAAAGAATATCTTTAATTTCTTTTAATATACTAATTAATTTAATCACAGTTCAACAATTTTATAAACTTTTGTATTCAATTGTTTCAACTCATTGTGGTTGGTTAACAAAATACAGTTTTTATAGTGTTGCCAGTTTACACGGTAAGTAGGATCAACTACACCACCGTTTAATTTTTTTATTAAATCATTCAACGCATTAATTGTATATAATGTATTGGTTTCTTTCTTTCTATGTACTAAAATAGTATTTACAGGGATTGAATCAACATTCCCTTGTTCTACATTGTAAGTAATAACATATTCATCTGTACTCTTTACATACAAAACAAACATTTTATTGTACATAATAGAGTACGACTTTGTCAGTTGACTGATCAAATAATCTAGTTCCTCTAAGCTTGTAAATGTACAAAACAGTTTATTATTCACGTCTCTTGTAGTTATGGGTTCAAAATCGTATCCCATATACATATATTTATTTTCCTGTAAAGTCATAATCGTAACCTCGTTTTGTTTTTGTTGTTAATTTATATTTTTTAAAAATGTTTTGTATTTCTGTTTCAATGTCTTCCTCACCCTCTCCCATTTCAAACAAAAATGAATCATAAGTATATAATACGATTTGGGTTTTTCTCCCCCTTAATAACTTATGTATATCCATTAAAATATAAGTGTTGACAGCCGATTCCACATTCTGTAACATATAATTAAACAGTTTTTGTGGATTCATATTCTCCAGCTTGTCTTTTTCAAAGCAATAACCTGAAATTGGAACAATAACTTGACCCGAGTTATTAAACTCTTTCCAGTTATCCTCTACAAATTTACTTACTTTTTGAAAAAATTCCAAATGCGCGTATTCTTTAAATACACCACCATAGAGTTGCTTGAAGGTGATTTCTTTTGCCTCTTGGTACGAAGTGCCATAGAGGTTCGCGAACGTTTGGTGGATATCCTCGTTGCCAAAATCAAAGGCAACCATACGAGAAACAAGATGAGGATGGTATGCGCTAATATCGAACTCAATGAAACCATGACTCGATCTAAAGCTCCTCCTTGCGCCATTGTCTTTATTTATTGCGGCAAAATTAATGCCATTAAAAGAGTTACTTGGTCTACGTGTTGTTGTAGCCAAATTGTAGCATGTGTAAATCCTATCGCCTTGGATTGAATAAAATTCTTGATTGAGCTCATAGTGTTTATCAAATTCATATTTATCTATTTTAATTCCGTTCTTTTCTATTCCAAAAAACGCCAACACTACCTTGTTGTTGTAAAAATCAAACCATGAAGGTAGCTCTTGAGGTATAACACTACGAACGTGATTATAAATATGTTCACATTTTTCATAGTGCTTGCTTACGGGCACAAGTTTATTTACTTTTGGATAATCCGTATTTTTAAAATAAAAGTGTTCGTGTGCTTTAGTGTTTTGTATATACGGAGGGGAGAATTGGGATAGGTCATGCAAACATTTTATTGGAAAATAATACAATGCTTGTTTTTTATCTTGTACCCACACTTTATCTATTTTTTGTAGTATACCGTTTATAACCGTTTTATTAAGCGAGTCAGTTTCACTATGGTCAACGCATAGCATATAACCTTTCGTGTCATTAAACGGTCTAATATACACTA